ACCGGCTTTTTGCCGAAGTCCCACACAGCACTTTGAAATATTTGGCCTGCTGATGCCTAGTGTTCTAGCTGCTTCTTGAAGTGAAGCGAATGTGGCCAACAACTCACCATTCAGCGTAAGCTGTTGAACTTTCTTAAATTTCCCTTCGCTGGTGATGCAGTAGATCCACATAGCGGTAATTATCCATTCACAGAGTTTGGTGTTTAAGACAGTGTCGCTACAAAACGCTGCCTACAAGGTCATTGTCTTTGAAGCGGACTTCGAAGATGGAGCCTGGAGGGCCAATGACCAGACCACGGTTGGTGTTTGCTCCCACATCAAATTGGACTTCGCTGTAGGTCCTGGTTCCAATAGTTCCGATAACATTTCGGATGTTTAGGCTTTGAAGAGACAGGACTCCAGTGTTGTTGTAAATGATGTTCCGGATGTCGTCCAACACGATTGGTTGGTCAATCTCGAAGAACTTTATATTGAAATACTGCTTCAACCGTGCCAGAACGTTGTTGAGGACAAGAGCCCGGTTGTAGTTTGGGTCCACCACCAGGACGAACTCCACCTGAAGGTTGATCACCTGGGCATCAAGCACGTCGATGGCATCCGAAATCATCCGATAGGTGTTAAGGTACCGAGCAAGGTTCTTCTTTAGTGAATCCGGAGAGACAATCAGCTGTCCGCTCGTGTTTCTGGAAATGATGTACAGGAGTGAAGAAAGAGGATTGCTCGGATTGGACCGAATAGAAGCCCTGAAGACACGACCGAAGTTAGCTGGCATGGTGTAAACACGAGCCAGGAGGTCTGGCTTAGTGACGATACGTGCCTGTGCAGCCCTTGCTCCACCCACTCTGAGCTTGAGATCATCCAGGTTAGGAGCATCCTCTCCTCCCGAAGCAGGTTGATCATTTCTTGCACTAAGACTCTGCCGCACCCTGGCGGAAACGTCTGGGGTTGGAGACCGTGGGAAGCCAATTGCAAGACTGATGATATTTGAGATGGATCCTGCTCCAATATTGTGAGAGAGTCCTCCGCCATACCTATATTCCACTGTAATTGCAGTGTTGGTGCCAATCACCCCAAGAGTGGTTGTCCGAAGAAGACTTGTCGGGTTCAAGGTGAATCGAGAGAAGGTCTTTTTGCCATACAAAGGAAGAGAAAATTCGGAAGGGTCTGGGACAATATCATTGTCCAAGCTTTCCGCATTTCCTCCTCCAAAGGTGAGAGTAGTCAAACGAGTATCAATGGACATCTCCCGAAGGAAGCGGTATGGACAAGGGATGATTTGAAGGTTTTCCTTCACCAAGTCTCCGTCGTCGTTCTGATTGGTCAAGGCTTGGTAGATGGTATCCTGAGCCAGATAGCCTACCTCGTAGTAGGTATTGCCCTGGGAATCCCTGGCCGAAACCACCTGAGTTACATTTTCTTGGCCGAGAGTGAACTTCTTGAAGGCTTCGAACGTGCCAACCGTGAAAGACTCCGTGGCCCTGAAACCAGAAATTCCAATCTCTGTTCGCTCCAGGACAAAGTAGGTTACTTGATTGTTGGCATCTCGCTGAGAGATACGAACATTGGCCAAGAGAGCTCCGGTGCTGTCCACGTCAGCAAAATCAATGTCCTCTGTTAGTTCGAACTGAATGCCGTTCCGCGCCTGCACTCTGGTTCCAGTATAGAGAATCGGCATGGCCGTCTTGGAAGGCACAGGAGGGCTTACAGAGGTGTCTGCGGGCACTTCCACCGAGAAGGTGATGTTCACAACCGAAGGAGAAGCTCCGACGATCTCCACTCCAGCGGACCGGATGTGAGCCTGAATGTTCCTTGGTTCCACAGCCGTCTCTGGGTTTAGTTCGTGAAACTGGTGATCCATGTAGAAAGACTGTACGTCTCCCACGTAGGAAGCAAGATCCAGGAAAAGACCTCCTAGCCCTGTTTCTGAAAAATCCTTGATCCGGTCGGGGAAATGAACCCGGGCATGTTCGTACAGGTCGGCCCGGAAGCCATCGAAATCTTTGTTTAGATACTTTCGCTGCTTGACGGTCTTGAGGAGTTGATTGCGGCTGTCTACGGGCATTGGCGTTGTCTTTAAATAACGAACAAGAGCAATTCTAGAGCTTTTTCAATAATCCCCAGTTGTGGCACGCTGTAAATCACTAGGATGACAATCCTGCCTGTGTACCGATTATCAATAAACTCTGGCCTAGAGTCGAATCCTACCAAGGAGATGAATGGCATCCATTTTGCTACAGCCGTGTTGATTCGGATCATAGCTTCAGCATCAAAGTCCTCTTTGGAAGAGAACTCAGCTACAAGGGGTCGAAGGTTGGGGCCCAGGTCGTAGTGGACCAGTCTTTCTCCGTGGTTGGTGAGCAGGAGGTTCCGAAGGTTGTCGTGGATCACATCCTGGATATTGGTGTACATAGCCAGGATGCCTTCTCCGGCATCACCCAGTTGGGCTGGAGTTTTAATTCCGATTGGGGTAATGCTGGCGGGAGTGGTCAGGACGTTTTGGGTCTGGAACTGACGGATACCAACGTTTTTGAAGCTCAGCATTTTGGCCTGTCTGCTTACTAAGTATGAAACCAATCAACTCTTGGGCAAAAGAGGAAGACGCTCTTCGCAGGCTGTATGTAGAAGATGAGTGGCTTGGACTCATTGTTCACAAAAACAACATTTAGCCACTCGAAGGAAATTCTTTGTGTGAAGGGTTTTGTGGCATCAACAGCGAACAATTCCCGTGCTTGACTTGCCACAAAGCAATACCCTCTTGGAGTTGTACTTTGCTAACTCTGATTAGGACAAATTGTTCCTAGAAAGAATGGCCCGAAGATCGGCAATCTCCGATCGAAGAGCATCCAGGGAAGCCTGAATGCTTCTTTTGTCGATTTCATCGCTAGCAACCTGGACGACGAACTTTTCGAGGAAGCCAAATAGGGCTTTAGTCCTTTCCTCTGCCGCTTGTTGGGCCACTTCTTCCTTTATCTTCTCCCTATTTGGCTCTGGGGGAAGTGTTTTAGGATTTGGTCCAGGATCCGGCGGTGCCGAGGGAGGTTCGAAATTGGCAATGGCCAATTCGGCTGGTTTTAGTGCGTCCAGCATATCGTTCTCTATGAGCTTTCCGTTGCTATCTGGCATGTTAACTCTGATTCTCCTTGTTCACGAATACCCACTTGGATTTGCATGGGTCGATTTTACTCTTGAAATCGACAGATTGGCCTTGGATGTTTGCTTTGGCAACACTTGTCTGAACCTTCAACCCAATCAGTCCTGGAATGGGCGAAAATGGGCCTGCAGCATTCGGAGCTGAAATGCCTTGGGATCCCAAGTTTCCAATTTCCGAGGCTACCTTGTCTCGTAAATCCTGCATTTTAGCGAACACTTCCTCCATGCATTCCTTGAATTTCGAGAATAGGACGATAGGGTCGGCATCATTCGAAGAAGCAGTATTGCACCGCAGGAGCACCTTTCCGCCCTCGTGCGTCTGCATTTGGATATCTTTGCCTACCATAACGATGCGTCCCTCTTTGGTCATGACGAACAAGGAGAGATCTTTGTCATTCACTGTACCTTCTTTGATGAGTCGAATCTGTCCATGTTCTGAAGGGCCGTTGTCATCGTCCTTTTTGGTGGCAATCAGGCGAAGCTGCTCGGATTTCAAAGCAATGAAAGGCTGCCCGTTCTGCTCATCTTCTGGGAGATCAGCAATCTCTTCCAGGAGGTGATCTCCTGAAGAGGGATAAATGCCATTGTCCCCGCCAAAGGTGATCTTAAAATTCTTGTCTCCCTTGGTCTTCATGGCGATATAGAGCCTAGAAAGATCTCTCATGAAGTCTGGGTCGCCTTCCCTTGGATTATCCACCTTCTGGCTCTTGTAAGGGGTCTTGTAGACTTCCTTCTTATTTCTGACGTTCTGGATCACCCTAGGAGATGTCGGATTAAAGTTGTCAGCGGTTGGATCCGTGTTCTCATCCGCAGGCAACTTTCGAATAGAGCCCACTCCAGCAACAAGATCTATTGTCCCAGCCTTCTCAAGAATGTCCTGCCCGGTCGAACCAGTAACAGGAACCACTGGTCCTGTTCGGTCAGCTCCCAGGCGAATCAAGGCATTGTTGGAACCTTGCAGGAGGAAGTCACCTGGACGCTTCTTGACCCTTGGTACAGTTTCCCAGGAAAACAAAGCGGAGGCGCTGGCATTGGTTACGATGTCGTCGTAGGGGTTGGTGGATCCTGAAGGTCGAAGAGAAAAAGATTCTGGCGTTCCGGCTCCGTTGGGGAAGGTGGGAGCGGAAGCTGTGAGATTGCTCAGGATATTCGAGGTCATGTTCCTCGGATGGTTGTAAGGATCAAATACCCGGTCCCCATGGGTGTAGTTCACATCCTCAACCTGCCTTGCCGCCATTGGTCTTGTCAGCCAGTAACCAAAAGAATTCCCCGTTCTATAGTAATCCTCGTATATGATGAGAACTTGCTCACCTGGCTTCACAGGAAGCTGGAAGTGGCTTGGAAACATCGGGTAAAAAATGTGGAGGCTAGGATGTCCGAGGTCTTGGGAGTTGGTGATTACTCTGGCAATGATGGAGTTGTACGGCATGCCCTCTACCAACTCCGGGTTGGCAACAGCATCCTCAAGAGCATCCATCTGCTCATTCGTGAGCGAAGTCGGGTCATAGATTACATCCACCACCACGGCTCTTTGGAGGGTCGGGGCTTGCCCTCCAAGAAGTTGGTCCCGGCGTTGTTGTGTATTGTCATTTGGACTGACTCCACCTGTCAGTACTCGACCAGCATTGAATCCACGATTGCTCATAAGGCACTCTTCTCTGAATTACATAGAGGATGCTCTAAAACTGAGGAAGTGCGTGCTCGTGTCGTTAATGCTTGTTCTTGTTTTTGTTGATTTGATTATAGATGTCGTCTTCGGAGAAGTTGTCTTCCTCAATTTTCGGAGACTTCTCTTCAGCTGCGGCCACCAGCTCGGCTAACTTCAAAAGTTGGTTTGTTGCCTTCTCCATGCGCTCCATATACTTGGCAAGGGTTTGCCCATGAATGGCATGCTCAGCTGCCCTGCCATGAACCTGGACGTAGAGGTCAGCAAACACGAGGTAAGCGTTCTTACGATCAATGACAGCATTCTCGTAAATCTGCTTCCAGAGTTGCTTCTTCTTATCCAGGCTCTTATCAAGGGAATTCAGAAGGTCTCCGAATGCCTTCATCTGCTCTTTGGCTTGCCGGTCAAGCTCCTTTGTCGGAATTGGCTTGAATTCGGTTTCTGGAAGTGCGTTCACAGCATCCTTGTCGAAAAGATCGTTGCTCATCTTGTTACTTCGTCATCTCTTCCTTGACTGTCCGGTATTGCTTCTTGAGAGAAGAAAGGACAATGGAAAGTTGTTTGCTCGACAATCCAGTTATTTCACGAATGTAGAGCATGACAGCTCTTTTACTAAGCAGGTCGATGTCGTCGATGTTTTTCACCAGAATTTCGATGGCATCCAAACAGGACCGCTCATTGTCCGTCTTTGCTTTTTCCTTGAGGGTCTCTACCAACTGTGGCAAATTCTTGGAAATGTTATCGTTGATGAGAAGGTCTTCAGCCGAAGGTAGGACGTTCTGCTCCTCAATCAAGTGAAGATCATGCTTGGACAATGCCTCTCGATTATCAAGAGAGACATAGTTCTGAACCACTTTCACATTTTGCTTTGAACGAACCGTAAGCCAGTGCTTTGCAACTACATTGAAGTAGGAGAAAGCCTTAGTGCCTCGATCTTTTTTCCACTTGTCAATGGTGCCATAGAGGAACTCTAGGCACTCATTCTTCAGGTCATCCCGGGACTCATAGAGAACGTGGTAACCGTAGACGTTAATCAAATTCTCCACCAGCGTTGCGAACGCTGGCAGAATGTCCATA